GAAACGCTAAGACAAGGGCAAGTACAGGAAAAGACAACTCATATCTTTACGATACGTTACAGAAGGGATATAGGTACTAATTACCGCATACGTTACGATAGTGACAACTACAACATTAAATACATAAAAAACATAGATAATAGAAATAGATACCTAGAAGTTGAATGTGAACGTGGAGTAGCAGGATAATGGCTAAGAGTGGCATACAAAATCTACAAGGTTTTCAAAAGAAACTTAAGAAACGTATGGTTGATAACCCTGAAAAACATCTTAAACAGTTGGTACAAAGATCAACAACTTTAGTAGAAGGTCATGCTAAACAAAGTATTATGAAAGGTGGTACTGGTATCACTTATCAAAAGTACAATCCTAGAAGACAACATACAGCATCAGCTAAAGGCGAGCCACCTGCATCTGATACAGGATTCTTGGTAAGTAATATTACCTCTAGCGTAAAACAGCAGGGAACTACAGTTATAGGACAAATAGTGGCATCTGCACCATACGCACCTTATTTAGAGTTTGGCACATCTACTATAGACCCTAGACCTTTTATGCAGCCTGCCTTAGAAAGAAACAGACCTAAGATCAAAAGAATATTTAAGAAGGGAGGGTATGTAGACTAATGGCATTAGGACAATTCGCTATACAAAGTGCTATCTACTCTAGGTTAAACGGAGACTCTAACCTTACAAATACTTTAAGTGCAGGTATATATGATGAAGTGCAAGAGGGCAACAGCTATCCTTTTGTATCAATGGGAAGGGATGGTTCAATAGATTATTCTACAAAAGACGTAGATGGCAGTGAATATACAATCAATTTAGATATATGGTCACAGTACAAAGGCAGTAAAGAAACCAAACAAATCATGGACAGGATTCACGATTTACTGCATGATTACAGTTTAAGTGTTACTGGATTTAACTTAGTAAATCTAAGGTTTGAATTTGGTGATGTTTTAGTAGACCCTGATGGGATTACTAGGCACGGAGTCATGCGATTCCGAGCCATAATATTAGGAACTTCTTAACTAGCTGTTACTAATAAAATTGGATGCCAGTTGGCTTGTTTAATTAGAAAGTAAATAACTAATGCTTTCTCAATTGGAGTATAAATATGGCAGCACAAAAAGGTAGTGCAATGCTTATGAAAGTGGGTAACGCAGGTTCACCTGAAACTTTCACAACAATAGCAGGCTTAAGATCAACAAGTCTTACAGTCAACAATGAATCAGTAGACGTAACTAACAAAGACAGTTCTAACAACAGAACTTTGTTAGCAGATGCAGGTGTGCAATCTATTAGTGTTTCAGGTAGCGGTGTCTTTACAGACGGAGCAAGTGAAGCAACTATGAAAACAAACGCACTAGCTGATACACAAAATAATTATCAATTCCTAGTACCTGACTTTGGTACATTTACAGGTGCTTTCCAGATTACATCGCTTGAATATGCAGGTGAATACAATGGTGAAGTAACTTACAGTGTATCTTTTGAAAGTGCAGGTGCTATTACGTTTGCCACAGTCTAACAAATGGCTTGGCAATCAGTAAAAGTCAAAGGTGCTAAAGGCAACATCCCTGCTATGCTTAATGGGGATGTCCTTGAAGTAGCCAACCAGTTAGGAAAAGACCCATCTGACGTAACAGTAGATGGTAAGTCCTATAAAGTGTTATCTAGTTCAGTAGATGGAAGAGATGACATTATTACAATCAAACTTGCAATGGCAAGTACAACAAAGGAGAAGTCAGATGACAAACCCACTAAAGGGCGAGATTGAGATAGAGTTAGGCGGTCAAACTTATAAATGTAGATTGACCATAGATTCACTGGTAAAGATAGAAGATGAACTGGATGCAGGGATTCTTGAGTTAGCTTCTAACATATCGCAGGCTAAAGTAAGACTACGAACATTGGTAGTCGTTCTTAAGTATGCAATGCGAGGTGGAGGTAATGACTTTGATGATAGAAAGATTAAACAAATTTTAACCAATACAGGAATCATTCCTGCTTCTGTAGCAGTGGCACAATTACTAGCAGATTCTTTAACTGACCCTGAGCAAAAAGAAGAGGGTAGTTATGCAAAAAAGCCACAGGAGATGACAGGATAGAATGGACATCTTATATGCAAATTTGTTTAGGCATGATGATGATGCGACCTGTAGATTTTTGGAACTTATCACCTAGAGAAATGTGGGAAGCAATAAAAGGTTTTCAACAGTTTCATGGCTCTAAGAAAGAAACACCTATGACTAATGATGAACTTGAAGATTTAATGGAGTTATACCCTGACTAATGGCAACAGTAGATGAACTAATTGTACAAATTAAGGCTGATACCAAAGACCTTAATAAAAAATTAAAACAAACCAATAAGCAATTAGAAAAAACTGGTAAAGAAGCTAAACAGGCAGGTACAAGCATGAAAGGTGCTTTTTCTACTGGTAAAATTGCTGCAGTTGCAGCAGCAGCAGCTTTTATAAAAGCCACTTCATCTATTGCAAAGGTTGGAATGCAATTTGAGGATTTAAAAGACTCTTTAGATCAAGTATTTGGAAGCATGCAAGCAGGTGATGCAGCTATGCAAAGTGTTTTTAATTTTGCTCAAACTACTCCTTTTCAAATAGAAGATGCTACAAAAGCATTTATTGCTCTCAAATCGGCAGGTATAGAACCTAGCATGGATATGCTGCAAACTTTTGCTGACACAGCATCTGTTTCTGTAGACCAATTAGGTACATTTGAAGCTTTAATTAGAATGGTACAAAGGTCAGCATCAGGAGGAATGGGTTTAGAAGAACTCAACATGATATCTGACAGAGGTATTGATGTTTTAGGAATACTTGGAGAAAAGTTAAACCTGACTAAAGATGATATAGCCAAGTTTGGTAAAACCGCAGATGGTGCAGCAAAAATGGTCAAAGCACTTACAGAAGGTCTTAAAGAAAAATTTGGCGGTGCGATGGAAGCCAAAATGGACAACCTATCAACTAAGACTTCTAATATGACTATAGCTTTTAAACAGTTAGGTGATGATATTTTTAAGAGTGGACTTGGTAAATTTCTAAAAGAATTAACTGATGGATTAACTGAGTTTGCAACTTCTGCTTTGAACGCAAGAAGAGCAGCAAGGGGTGAATTAGTTGAAACTGCACAACAAACACAGTTTAGAGCAGAACAGACACCACAGATGCGGATTATGGGTGATGAAATGCAAAGGCAAATTGCATTAGAAAAATTAGGAAGATTGACACCACAGCTAAATGCACTAAATGAGTTAATTGCATTGAATGTGGCAAATAATCAACAAATAAAACAAGCAGGTAGATTAGAAGAAAAAATACAAGGATTAACAAATAGATCAATAAATCTAACAGCAAGAATAAAAACAGAAAAAGCTGCACTTAACGATGAATCTAAAGAAGAAAATACACTAACAGATGAACAAATAGCTTTACAAAATCAATTTAACAAATTGTTTCAAGACACAATTCCTGAATACGATAAACTACAAGTAAAGATAGATACTTTACGAGAAGCATTAGCAGCAGGCACTCAAGATGCTAAGGGTAATCCATTATTTGATCCTGAAAAGGGTGCTGCAGTATTAGAACACTTGCAAGCATTACAAGATGAATTAGGGGAAACCAGTGAATTTACACAAGCTATGGAAGATGCAATCACTTCTTCAGCACACGCTTTTACTAAGGATTTTGTTGATAGTTTATTAGAAGGACAAAGTGCATTAGAAGGATTTAAAAACTTTGCTCGTAATATAGTTTCACAAATTATTACAATATTTTTACAAATGGAAGTTGTTAATAGAATATTAGGTGCAATTTTTCCAAATTTTCAAGGTCAACAAGGAACTGGACTATTTGATTTTCAGACAAAACAGGGAATGGGTATAGATGCATCTTTAAATATGGGTGTACAAGCAGCAGGAGGCAAAACATTACAGGCAGGTGTACCTGCTTTAGTCGGAGAAAGAGGTGCAGAAATATTTGTACCCAACAGTGGTGGCACTATGATGAACAATATGAACAGTAAGAACGCTATGGGTGGTGGAACTGTAATAGTCAATCAATCAGTAAACTTTGCTACAGGTGTAGTTCCTACAGTAAGAGCAGAAGTACAGAAGATGCTTCCACAGATATCAGATGTTACAAAAGGTGCAGTGCTAGAAGCAGCAGTGCGTGGTGGTTCATTTAGAAAAGGATT